TTTACTGTATAATTCATTATAATCATACGATTTATTTATATATCCTCTTATTATCAAATATAATGCCAATAACACCATTAACATTATAATTATTATTCGCAAGCTAAACATAATAAAATATACAAATATTTTTATTATTGTTCATACACTTACAATATTAAGCTTGAGCTCACAAAATAATGAAATTTTTTTTATATATAAAGAAATTAAAGTACTTTATATATAAATACTCCATGGGAAGACATAAAAAGAATGCGACAATATTAAAATCCGAAAATATCAACGATATTTATGATGAAATCAATGCGGAAGTAAAAATCATTAATGATTCTGTTGATAATCCATTAATCCCAAAAAAAAAAAAAACTGATAAAAAAATCGACATTAAAAACATTAGTGTAAATGATGATAATAAAGATACTAAGAAAGAAAAAAATGATGCAGATGAAAAAAATAAAATGCTCGAAAAAATAAACACAATTGAGCAATTAGGAAAAAAATATATCCCCAATTTTAAAAAAAAAAAAGAAGAAATTATTTCTGATATTCTTAACACAACAAAAATAGAAAAGATCCAAAATATTTATTTGGACAATGTGTACACAAAAATTTTTATTGATAATATTGTTTACTACAGAAGCAATGATGGAAAACTATTGAATCAACTGTTAAAGGAGGCAGGAAGATATACACAAAAAAATAATATTTTCAGCTATACAATTTATAATTCTTAATTTATCATTTTATCATTTTTTTACAATATTTTGTAATCATTTCCTTTATTTTTTTTTCATAATTGACTGTTTTTTTGTTGCATAACATGTTTACAAATTCTTCGACTATATCATTATCTTTTAGTTCTTTTCCATGTTGTATTTCTTTTGCTGGTAAATCATCAATAAACTTGAATAATATATCAGCACAATCCTTATTTGCACGGAGAAATTCAATATTCTTCCACGTTTTTTCAAATTTTGGTAATGATTTTGCAAACCATTCTCTATCACGTTTTATTGTTGTGCACAAAGTCTTTTCGAATCTCCAATAATATATTCTATCAAACGTATAATTTTTTGGAAATTCAAGATCCTTTAACATTTGTGATATTTTGCATACAAATTTATATTCTGAATTTGTATCTATCAATTTATAAAATTCAGGATAATCATTCAAATTCAACATTTTTTTTATACATTCATCATCTTTTGTTATTTTTTCGCTGTTCTTTTTTATTATAGATCCAAGAAGAAACATAATAAATTTTTTGTTTTTTTCAGGCAACATCAAAAATTTTGGGTAATCACTTGTATACATTTTTTTAAATTTCTCTGTTGTTTCTATTCGTATATTTTTCTTTACAGTATTAATATATGCATCATTTTTTCCTTTAAAACGCCATTCTGCATCATGAATTTTACTTTCTATTTCTTTTTGTAATTCTTCATCCATATATTGCAAAAAATTATTATTTTTTATAGCATTAACTATCATTTCATGCTCATTTTGATATTTCATCATGACATTATTCACAAGAACATTTTCAAGATTCGATAATGTTTCAGATATCCATAAATCAGTATCCAATGGCGACATATCAATTCTTGGCGGATATATAAATTTAGAAAATTCACATACAATATTGTCATATTCCTCAAATGCTCGTTCTAATTTATTTTTTGGCAATAATTGAATCAAACATCCTTTTTCCATACCTGTTGTTTTTGATCTAAATGGTTCTGTTGTATCTGTATCATCAATAAAGTCTTGTCTTGATGTATATTGTGTTATTGTATTTTGCCAAAAATCACATTCCTCCAAATCACAACATTCCAATTGCAATTGAACTTGATCCCAATAATATTGAATTCCACAAAATGGATCATCATCTTTTATTTTTCGCATTGCAGGACATTTAATCTCCAACATACGTCCGACACAATTTGTTTTGTTAATTCCATTTAATTTATACAATCCAATAATACCATCCGGACTTGCCGCTAAAAAATTATATTTTGGATGCTTCACTAAACCAAATTCTTCCAACTTTACATTCATGCGATATTCATACACCATAGTAGCAATTTGTTCTAATTTTGTTCCATGATAACATGCCAAACTCGCTTCAAATGGTGGTTTCAGTAATTTCTTTATGTAAATTTTATATGGTGGTTCGTGGGAGTTATCACCCAAAACACATCCACTATCACTTGCAGTTATGCTTCCCTCGCGCAATTCAAACCATTTAGGTGAACGTTGTGCTGGATATTCGATTTGCAATAATTTACATACTATTTTTTCCATTTTTTTATTTTCTGATGACAATATATCATCTGTTTGTTCTGCATCATGATACCAAGAATCAGTATATGGACGCAATTTTATACTGGTTGGTCTTGTATACTTGAAATTAAATTTTGGATATTCAAATATTGCTTTTATAGGTGTCATTGTGTCAATTACGATATTTTCTATTTTTGTGGATTTTGTTATTGATTTTTTTCCTATTTTTTCAAGAATAGTATTTATCTTACTCTTCGTTTCTTTTTCTGACTCATAATCATCATAATGATCATGATGATCATTTGAATTTGATTTTTCTGCCGATTTTCCTCGTTTATTTTCTTCAATATTAAACATATCAAAAATGTCAGCCATGAATAAATGTTATATCATTTATTTATTTTTATATATTTCACAAAAAAACTATTCAATTTTTTGCGATTTAATTGTTTTTATAAAAAATTGAAATTTCTATTAGTTATATGGAATAATGCAATATACTCAACAAAACACAAAAGCATTATTCAAAAAGCTTTATAATGACAGACATTGATTCTGATTATAATAATACGACACTCGCAGCCATTGCAAAAACACCAATAACATCATCTAATAATACTGCATCCGAATCAGCACGAGCTCAAACATTTCCAGCAGTTTTGCCAACAACACGTGAAACTCGCTGTGGTATTGTCGTCGCAGGCAATGTTGACGCTGGTAAAAGTACCTTCATTGGATGTTTTATTTCAGGCAAGTGTGATGACGGTAAAGGATTGGCGCGACAACTTGTTGCCAAGCATCAGCATGAAATTGATACAGGAAAAACATCGGATATTTCTACTCGTATTATTGATATACCAGAGACCAATAGTGCTTTAACGCTCATTGATCTTTGTGGACATGAAAAATATTTTGGTACTACTACTTATGGTCTTGCATCATATTTCCCTGATTATGCATGTTTGATTATTGGAGCTAATAAGGATATTGATGAAGACAAAAATGAAGCCCTCGAACGAATTGGTAAAAAACAACCAAAAAATATGACAGAACAACATTTACGTGTTCTTATGTCATTGGGGATTCCTGTTATCATCATTGTTACACGAATTGATATTACACCCCATGATGTATACATGCAAACGCTAAAAAATATTGGAAATATGATTAAAAAATTTTATGGTGCTGACGCAAAAACAATTTTTCTCAATACTGATGCCGAAATTTCTATGTGTGAAGCTGAAATAAATGCCAAAAAAGAAAAAATAAAAAATCATATTGTATCATATTTTAATACAAACATCAATAACGGTAAACAACAACAATTTCCAGTACTCACAATCTCAAATAAAACAGGATATTTTGTTGATGTCGCTCATCATATCCTACGAAATCTTAAACCTCGTAAATTATGGATCACTAGAGACACATCATATCTCGAAAATAAAATTGTTAAATTTTTTGTCAAAGCTATGGAAACAAAAAAATGGAAATTGGGAGATGAATATATACCAGAGAATAATAGCTTGTTTTACATCACAGATTGCTATAACCCTCCTGGAATTGGACTAGTTGTATCTGGAATTATGAGGGGTAACACTGTTAAATTGAATGATTCTATGTATATTCTCATTGGTAAATTGTTTTACACAGTGAGAATCAAAAGTATTCATAACAATATTCGCGAACCATTATATGAAATCGACGAACATACTCGTGGGTCCATCGCTATCGCAATACCCCCATCCGCAAAAGAATTCGTTAAACGATCTAACATTCATAAAGGATCCATTTTGACATCAACCCCAATCAAAATTTGTTTTAGATTCAAAGCCATCATAACATTCTTTTCAAAATCAGCCACAATTCAAAATGGTACAACACCAGTTATTCATTTTAACAATGTTTGTCAATCCGCAAGAATTATTCTTGATCCAGCAGAAAATGATGGACAAGAAAAAATTGGTTTTAAACAAGGACAACAAAATTGCAATTTCGCATTTATCACTTTAAAATTTAAAATGAATCCTGAATATTGTGAACCATATACAATCTTTCTTATTCGTTCAGGGGATATTCATGGTATTGGTATGATCACTAGCACAGTATCAATTACTGATGATTCTGATCCAAATCCTGATCCATACAAAAACAAAAAACGAATGAATATTTGATATTTTGCTTTTTTTATTATTTATTTTATTTTTGTATGAAAATTATGATAAAAACGATACATATTTAACATTATATTTTCAATAAAATTAAAAATATAATGTTAAATATATAATGTTTGTACAATATAATATTATTGAAAAAATACTTAGAATATTGATATTTGCAGTGGCTGTATACTTGTCATTGCAATATATACCAAATAATGAATTAGAATTTTACGATAAAGTCAAAATTTTACCAGCAATTGTTTTAATATTTGTAGTATACGAATTATATTATCCACAAGTTCGTGTTACTATCGATCAATAAAAAAATTATGTATACGACAAATTTTTAGCTTTCTTTTCATTGAAACGGCATCCATGAGTCATTGACATCGCAAGAGAAGAACACCATCCATTACTTGATCGGCGTGAAAGGTTGTATGTTTCAATATCAATTGGAACACCACAAGCTATTACAAATTGCAAAATACGCTTGTCATCATGTTGCGAAGCAATATTAAACACTGATTGTGGAACATTGCAATAATCTTCCATATTAAATGTTTTTATCATTGGTTTAGCGTTCGCACTGCGCTTACCACACATCCCAGCATCTCTCGGATCTTGAATATTGTTATAACATTCTTTTAAGTTTTTATCTTCTTGTTGTGTTCTTGATTCAACAAAGAGATAAAAGAAAATTCGCAAAGCTTTGTGTTTTATGATATCACAGTAAATTTCTCGGGGAAATGTCAATTCTTCCTTTTCTGTAATGTCCTTGAACATTACGATATCATTGTCAATTAATGCTTTCATTACAACTTTTGTAATTTCTTCATTCGCATCATTTCCTTTGGATGCAATCTTTGTAAGGCTTGGATAAATAAGTTGACGGGACATAGTGGAACAAGTATTATGTTTTTCCTTTTTATTTGTTTTTGTATATGTATTATGATTTTTGTAATATAATGCATTTTTCAATTTTTTCATTGTTATCGATAGACTTGTATAACATAAAAAGGAAATATAGTGAACAATTTATTATGCTTTTTGTATACAAAACATTCGATGAAAACAATATTGAAAATATAATTAAATTATTCTTTTTTCATCATTCTCAAATGGCTCGATGATAATATTTTGTGCATTCAAAAAATGGTTTATTTTATATTTTCCAAACAAATAAATACCCAACGATAAAACATCTATTAAAAATATTGAAACGAGCATACAGATAGATATCATTGATATCAAAATTTTATTATGCACCCATCATCATTTTATGTTTTTTTGTCGATATATGTTTATTAAAAAATAATTCATTGTATGTTCCAAAATTGCATTGTTCACAATAAAATTTAAATTGTGTTTTTTTTTCTTCTATTGATGCATGTATTTGCAATTTATGTTGCACATATCCAGCACAACTATATGGTTTATAATTACACAATTCACACTTTTCTGGATATAATTTATCCGATCTTGTTTTTATTTTTCCTGTTTTGTGTTTTTCAGTTTCCAAATGATTTTTATATGCTTGTTTCACATTTGTTTCAAAATTACATTTTTCACATTCATATATTTTTTTTTCGCTCATATTAAATTATAATATTTTATATTTTTTTATGTCCAGTGCGTTTTTTTAAAATATATATAAAAAAGAAACTATCAATAACAATGTACCTTTAATAGGATTAAAAGGAAAAGCATTACAATTTGCTCTCAAAGTATTTTCATTTTGCAACAAAGATTTTAAATGCATACAAGTTGGAGACATATGGTATTTCAGAGCAAAAGATATTGCTGAATTTTTGGGTTATACTGATACTGAAGATCGAATTACTTTTGGAGAAATTTTAAAAAAACTACAACCCCCCGTCGATTCGACGGGGGGTTTAGAAAATCCACTGAATACAATTTACATAACAGAAGCAGGATTATATCAGTTAATATTTGGAAGTAAAAAAGAAGAAGCTATCGAATTCAAAAAATTTGTTACGCATGATCTTCTCCCAAATCTTCGCAAGAATGGCTCATATAGCATCAACGATGATTACATCAAAGACACATCTAAATTCATATCATTTTTCGATACGCATAATACAATTGGTTATGATAATACTCCAACAATATATATTGGAGTCGTTGGAATACATAATAATATTCCATTATTCAAATTTGGTAAAACCAATAATATCTTGGATAGGCTTGCACAACATAAAAAAGAATATGGTGAACAATTTATTATGCTTTCTGTATACAAAACGTTAGATGAAACTAATATTGAAAATAGCATTAGAGAATATGTTAAGACGCATAATTTACAATGCAAAATTAGCAATTGCACTGAATTATTTACATCAAACAATATATCACAAGTGCAATTATTTGTATATAATTTAATATCACAAAATGGTGTAGCAAATGATTCAAATGACATCGAAAAACTACGATTACAAGTTCGATTGGCTGAAATCAATTTAGAAGCGCTAAAAATTAATAAAGGAATTACTATTGGAACCATTACGGAACCATTAAAAGAAACAACTGTTGAAACAATTGAATTAACATTTGAGTGTTTATATGAACGTTTCATACATGAATGTATAAAAAAAACAGATAATGAGAGTGATAAATTGTTCCATTCTGTAATGTATTCTGCATTCGAAAAATGGTTCATTTTATGTTTTCCAGACAAAGAAGTACCCAGCGATAAAGCTTTTAGTAAAAATATTACTAAATATATTTATATTGAAGCAAGTATACGAATTGGATTAAAAGTTCAACGGGGATGCAGAGGATACCAATTATTATCATTCCATAAATAAATTTTATAAAATGTATTTTGTTTTTTTATAATAAAATTATAAAAAGAATTATATGTGACAATATTATATGTATTATTTTAAAAAGAATCATATGTGCCAATATGTAGTTACAAATGGGTGTTTTGTAGGTATATTGTATGTGCTTTTTTTTAAAAAAAAGTAT